GTTTATCTACATCTGAATTAAACCATCCAGAATCTTCTTTAATTGATTTAGATAGAATATCTCATTTAATAACCGATATTTGGTGGGATGGTAATATCTTAATGGGTAAGTTATTGCTCTTAACATCGCCTGGTTTTCATGAGATGGGTATTGTATCAACAAAAGGAGATGTTGCAGCAAATTTAATGAGGTCAGGAGTTACCCTCGGTGTTAGTTCAAGAGGCGTTGGATCCTTAAAGAAAGTTGGTGAGAAGAATGAGGTGCAAGATGATTTTGAATTAATCTGCTTTGATTTGGTTTCATCACCATCAACACCCGGAGCATATTTATTTTCAAATAAAGAAGATAGAGATAAATATGATGAGAAATTGGAAGAGGAAAAGAAAGTTGAACCCGTTAGCGATGTTTTAAAATTAATGTCAAAACTTGATAGATATTTAAAATAATGAAAAAATAATATTTGATTTCACAAAAAAAAATAACTATATTTACACAAACAATAAAAAAACAATTATTATGGATGAGAAATTCTTTGTTACAAAATTAACATTTAATTTACCTGATGAAAATACTGGTAAAATGAAAAAAATTAGAGAAGAGAAATTAGTTAAAGGCTATTCTGTAACAGATGTTGAAGCAAAAGTAACGGAAAAGTACAAAAATTTTAGCCAAGAATGGCGAATAACCTCTGTATCTGAATCAAAAATTGACGAGGTTTTTGAATAAAAACTAATTAATTTTTTTTAAAACCCCAATCTTTAATTAGGTTGGGGTTTTTTTATTTAACAAAAAAAATGAAATTTAGTAACTTTTTTACTTTTCTGTATATTTATTTAATAAATAAATTAAAAAAATGCAAACTGAAAAAAATTTAGTAGAAGAAGCACTAATTCAAATGAAACAAATTGAAGATGTACTTACAGAAAACGCAAAAGGAATACTTGCTTCAACTATGAAACAAGAAATCGAAGAGTTAGTTAAAGAATCATTAAATGAACAAGAAAATGATTTTGAAACTGATGAGTTTGATAATGAAGATAATGAAGAATATGTAAATATTGATTCTGGAATAGATTCTGATGAGTTTGGCGATGAATCTGATGAGTTTGGCGATGAGTTTGGTGATGAATCTGACGAAGATTATGACGTTGATTCTGAAATGGGGGATGAAATGGGTTCTATGATGAATTCTGATTATGATGATACTATTGATATGAGGATGAAACCTAAATCAGAATTATTAAAAGTATTTAAGGAACTTCCTCCGGATAGCGAAATTATTGTTAGTAAAGATGGTGACTATATTTCATTAACTGACGAAGAATCAGATTCTGAATATTTAATAAAATTAGGTGAGCAAAATAATAAATTTAATATGAAAGAAGATAAGCAATATTCCCGTATGTTTAGACATCTTCACAACCAATCGGATAGTGGATATGATGATTTGGATGATGATTATACCAAGTCAAGCTATGGTGATGAATATGAAGAAGAAGAATATGAAGATGAGAATATGTATGGTGATGAAGAAGATTATGAAGACAGTGAGAACATGTATGGTGATGAAGAAGAAGATGATGACGAGGAATATATGCCTGAAAATGAATTAGGTGAAGATAAAACACAAGATTCAATTAGCAGAATATTTGCAGAACAAAAAAATAAATCAAATGGAATTATTTATGAAATAGAAATAGATGAAGATTATGATTTAACTGAAGCTAAAAAGACTGCCAAGTTTAAGTACAGTATGCCAAAAAAAGGGTTTAATGAAAAAATGAAAGAGGGTCCTAAAAAAACAGGAACAGGTAAAGCAAAGTTTGACTATGATAAATCTGCTGCAAATGTTGACGGTAAGATGAAGAAAGTAACTACTGGCAAAAAAGAAGAAACCAAAGAAGCGTCAAGAACTTATGCAATGGGCAGTAAAGCAGGTAGGGGCCTTAGAAAAGGTGTAACACCAAATAGGAATTTAACATTAGAAAATGAAGTTATTAGTTTGAAGCAAAAAAATAATGATTATAAAAAATCATTAAACATTTTTAGGGAAAAACTAAATGAGGTTGCAGTGTTTAACGCCAATTTAGCATATGCAACTAGACTATTTACCGAACACTCAACAACAAAAAAAGAAAAAATAAACATTTTAAGAAGGTTTGATAATATTCAATCTCTACCAGAATCAAAACAATTATATAAAACAATTAACGAAGAATTATCAAAAGGCGTTGAGCCTTCATTAAATGAATCAGTTGGTAGGAAAATTTCAAATACAGCATCAACAGGTTCATCATCAAACCTTATTGAATCCAAGACTTATGAAAATCCGCAATTTTTGAGGATGAAAGATTTAATGGGTAAATTAGGTTAATAAATAATAAAATAAAAAACAAATAAAAAATGGGAGCATTATTAGAATCAGGTCTAGTTGGTAACATTGGGTTAAAACACCTAAAAGTTATCAAAGAAGATACTATTAACAAATGGAATAAATTAGGATTCCTTGAAGGCTTAAAAGGTCACTTAAAAGAAAATGTTGCGCAGTTATATGAAAACCAAGCATCATATCTTATAAACGAAGCAGCTAGTACATCTGATACTGGTGCGTTTGAAACAGTAGTGTTTCCAATTGTTAGGAGAGTATTCTCTAAATTATTGGCTAATGATATTGTATCTGTACAGGCGATGAATTTACCAATTGGTAAACTGTTCTTCTTTGTACCGCAAATTCAATCGTACAATGGTACTGATCATTATCAGCCATATGGTGCGCCAGGTAATTCTGGAAACCCTACTGATGGTTATAATGATGGTAGCAAGAATCTATATGATAGATTTTATGAAGGTAATGAGCCAGGTTTGAATCCAGAAGGAATTTATGATTATTCAAAAGGTCAGTATAGTGCTATTACTGCAACTGCAACTACTGTTGTTTGGAGTGCTGGTACTTTAGTTTCATCAGGTTATACTGCTGGTACATATAGAAAAGTATTATTAGCAATGACTGGGTTTGGAAGTGATGGTGAAGGTAAACTTATTGGACCTGATGGACACCCAATGGATAACGAAAGTTTCTTGGCTGGATTAACAGTAACTGCTAAAAGTACAGGAGCGTTCTCTGGTGTTACGACAACAGCTGGACTTGGTAATCCTTTATTGTTTAGAATTGTTACTCAAAAGTATGCAAAAGGACTTGTTCAATATGGTTCAGATAGAGGAATAACATTCCCTGGTAGTAAAACAGGTGGTGGAACATATAATGATTTATCAACACCAGAAGGTGTTGTTTATATTGAAGTTGATTTACAGAGACCAGCAACAGTTGGTGCAGATTCATTAGATGGTTATACTGGTTTTACAACAACATTTACTGGAACAACAGGTGCTGCAACTGATTTTGAAGTTACTTATAAAATTTATAAGAGTCTTGAATTTGAAGATAAAATTGGTGAAGTTTCTTTTGACCTTCAGTCTGTTACAGTTTCTGTTACTGAAAGAAAGTTAAGAGCGCAATGGTCACCAGAAATGGCACAAGACGTTGCTGCATTCCACAATATTGATGCAGAAGCGGAATTAACTGCTTTATTGTCAGAGCAAATTGCTGCTGAAATTGATAGAGAAATTCTTCGTGACCTTAGAAAAGGTGCTGCTTGGAATTTACGTTGGGATTACAATGGTTGGAAGAGATTGGGTACTAATGCTGTGCCTTACACACAAAAAGACTGGAACCAAACATTAATTACTACAATTAATCAAGTTTCAGCTCAAATCCACAAATCAACATTGAGAGGTGGTGCAAATTGGATTGTTGTTTCTTCTGAAGTAAGTGCTGTATTTGATGATTTGGAGTACTTCCACGTATCAAACGCATCACCAGAACAAGACCAATACAATATGGGTATTGAAAGAGTAGGTACGTTAGCTGGTCGTTACCAAGTTTACCGTGATCCTTACTTCCCAGCAAACCAAATTTTGATGGGTCATAAAGGAACATCTTTACTTGATACAGGTTATATTTATGCACCTTATGTACCATTACAATTAACACCAACAATGTATAACCCATTCAATTTTACACCAATTAAAGGTATAATGACAAGATACGCTAAAAAGCTGGTTAACAACCGTTTCTACGGTAGAATTACAGTTGATGGTGTTAGAACATTTGATTTAAATGAGTTAAGATAATCAATTTTATATTGATATAATAGAAAGGGTTGCAAGTTTTTGCAGCCCTTTTTTTGTTTTAAAGGATTAACTCATATTTTAAATTACCAGTATCCCATATTCTATCAAAACCTAATTCATTCATTATTTGTGTTTCAGATTTATTCTTATCATAACCCCTACTCACCAATCGGTCTTTTCTGTAATTGAATCTATGTTCTCTAACATCATATTTCTTGGTGTAGGAGTAATTTGGTTTTGTTACACCTATGTAATTAAAACCTACTTTTGAATAGAAGCAATATTCATTAGATGGTGACCAGTTCCTATTTGCATAGGTTATTATTTTAGTTGGTGAATATGTTTTAATAAAATGCTTTAATAATTTACTAAAACCCCCAACTACATTATTGGAGCAATACCTATATAGTTCATATTCATCACTATATAAGGTTTTATTTCCTAGGACTTTTCTTAACTTACCAAATGTGATTACAGCTTCTATATTGTCATTATGCTTTAAGCCAAAATATATGGATGATTTATCATTCCCTTGTAGGTGGTTAGCATTTAGAAAATCGCTTTTCTCTTGGTTTGTTATGGTTGTGATTTGGCAATTTCTTGCATATATTTTTTCATTATTTTGTTTTAGCAAATTAATCAATCTATTTTTAACCACATCTTTTTTGGTTAACCATTCATCAGAGAATATATGGATTAGTTGTATGTTTTTTTCAATACATTTGTTTGTTTTGTTAATATGATAATTCTTGTGTTTTCCTTGTTTCTCTGAATGCCAGTATAATCCATTATATTCTATGGCAATGTTATGGTGGGGGAGGTATAAATCCAATTCTATACCAGATAGAAGTTTCTTATCACAAACAATGACTTCAACATTTAGGGATTTAATAAACTCTTCAATTTGGATACAATAATCGTCATTTATTTCTATATCATTTAATTTTATGTATGTTGGGAATAGATGATATTCAGATGGGTGATTTAATAGATAATCATCCACATTATTGTGATTTGTTTCAATATGTTTTGTTAATGATCCAGTTTTATTTGTTATATCTTTTGTTTTCCAGCCACAATCCAAACATTCTGTATAAGCAACAATATTCTTTTCTATAATATCAAAATAATTTAAATGCCAATAGTTTCCAGTATTATTTAAATACATTCTGCGTTTGAATGATGACAATATTTCTATGTTGGGGTAGCATTGTTTAATATGATTGGTTATTCCCCCACTTTTGTTTTCAATATCATTAAATTCTTTGCCACAGTTTTT